CCACCGCGACGCCCGACACGAAGCCGGCCGATGGGACCATCACCGTGGGCCGTTGGAACGCCGGCGTGCGAGGCGCCGGACGCGAGGTCCTGCTGTCGCGCACCCAGGGCGGCATGGTCTCCTATACCTTCGCCGGCAACGAGTTCGTGCTGCGCCGTCCCGCAATCACCACCTTCCGTCCGCTGACCGACAACGATCGCGGCGCCGGTCACGGTTTCGAGCGCGTCCAGTGGCTGGGCGCCGGCCGCTACGCCCGCTGCGTGGACAACGTGCTCGAGCAGATCGACGACAGCACGCTCAAGGGCACGTACACGTATGAGCTCGCCACCGCGCAGCGCACCAAGGTGACCGTCTCCTACACGGCCCACACCGATGGCCGCGTGAACCTGCACGTCGAATACCCTGGAGAGCAGGGTGACCTGCCCACCATCCCGGCGTTCGGCATCGAATGGACGCTGCCTGTGCAGTACACGAACCTGAGGTTCTTCGGCACCGGCCCGGCGGAGACGTACCTGGACCGCAAACACGCCAAGCTCGGCGTGTGGAGCACCAACGCTTTCGCGGATCATGCGCCGTACCTCATGCCGCAGGAGACGGGCAACCATGAGGATGTGCGTTGGGCCGAGATTACCGACGATCACGGCCACGGCATGCGCGTCAGCCGCGCCGATGGTGCCGCGCCGTTCGCGGTAAGCCTGTTGCCGTACTCCAGCTTCATGCTTGAGGAGGCTCAGCACCAGGACGAGCTGCCGAAGCCGAAGCACATGTTCCTGCGCGTCCTTGCCGCACAGATGGGCGTTGGCGGCGATGATTCCTGGATGTCGCCGGTGCACCCCCAGTACCATATCCCGGCGGACAAGCCGATCAGCCTCGATGTCGACCTCGAGCTGATCTGATCGGAATTGATCCGATAGTCCACCGTGCAAACGATGTGGCCCCCGACTTCCTCGCAGGAAGTCGGGGGCCACATCGTTTGCACGGTCCTTGTTAGTCCAGCGGATGCGCCGGATATCGATGCAGATCCAAACCTAGTCGTTGTAGAGCATCAATGAATAAAGATGTCACTCATAAGCTATCAAGAGAATCCAGAACTTTTTTTGAATTCATATGCTCGACACGCAATGTATCCAGCGTCGTTTATAATGATTCATTGTGCCTTAATGGCACATCGGGCTATAGCGCAGTTTGGTAGCGCGCCTGCTTTGGGAGCAGGATGTCGCCGGTTCAAATCCGGCTAGCCCGACCAGAAACCCCGGAATCTCAACGATTCCGGGGTTTTTCCTTTTTATCCGGTTCAAACCGATTTATCCGATTTTATCCGATGACCGCAGAACCTACGCCGCCTCGTCCAGTTCCTCCGCCCTGGCACGGCCCACAGCATCGGCCACCTCATCCAGCTTCTCCGGCCACAACCGCGCATACGTGTCAAGCGTGACCATAGCGCTCGAATGCCCCAACTGGGACTGCAACGTCTTCACGTCGCAGCCGTTGGCAATCGCGATGCTCGCATACGTGTGGCGCAGGTCGTGGATGCGCACGCCGGAATCCTCCATACCCGCACGCCTGACGGCCGGACTCCAAATGCGCGACCTCCACGTGTTGACCCACAGATTGCCGCCACGGGCCGCACGGAACACATAATCATCAGGATCACGCCCATCGCACTGACGTTCCAAACCAGCCACAAGAAATTCAGGGAACGCCACCCAACGCGCCTTCCCGTTTTTCGGGGAACCGAGAATCATCTTCCCGTCCTTATCCTCCGCCCAGGTGCGGCGGATGCGCGCTCGCCGACGGGGAAAGTCCATGTCCTTGACCTGCAGAGCGAAGGTCTCGCCGATGCGCGGCCCGACGTAGGCCTGCCATCGAACGATGAGCGTGTCCTGCGGGTCGTTCTTTACTCTGCCGGCCTCGATGGCCAGATCCTCCACCTCGGGAATCGAGAGAAATACCATGTCGTCGTCATCGTCGACGACGCGCGGAGTGGCGACGGACTGCATGGGATTCGCGGTGATATATCCCTGTTTCAGAGCATGGCCGAGCACACCGCCCATGACCACGCGCACGATGTTGCGGATCGACCGTGGCTTCAACGCGCGAGTGTTTTCCGTTCCGCGTTTTCTGTCGGCCGGATAGCCGCCCTCCGACAGTTGGTTCACCCATTTCTGTATCGCTTCCGTCTTGATGTCCCCTATGGGGGTGTCGCCCCATTGGGGGTTGATGTAGATTCTAAGTTCTCGCTTGTAGCGGCGCAGGGTGCCGGGTTTGATGTCGGCTTTCGTTGCCGTCCACTCCTCGGCGACCCGACGGAATGGCTTCTGCGCGAGCTTGGGGTCGTGGTAGCGGCCGCGCCTGATGTCGTCCTCCATGGCGGCTTTGAACTCCTCCGCGTCCGACAGGAGCCGGAACGTTTTGGACTTCTCGGTCTTCACGCCCTGTGCCTCGGCGTACCAGCGGCATCGCCAGCGGTCGTACTTTCCGTAGGTACTGCTGCGGTGTTCGGCGGGCACCTTGGCCTTCATGGGGTCTTTGACGTTGGCGAGACTGCGCTTCATCGCAGCAGTCGGCGGATTGCCGTTCGCGTCGTTTTTGAGCCAACGGTCAACGATGAACACTCGTGCCATAGGTATGCTCCATCTTCATCTCACGTGCTCATAGAGCAGCGCCCTGTAGTCTCCGATGATTTGGACGGTTATGGTGAGTACAATGGTTTGTGTGGATTGGGAGTACCCGGTCGGCGAAGGCTTCGGAAGTGATTCCGGAGCCTTTCGTTTTACTCCGGCCATTCCGGCCAGAACCGGCCGGCCCTGTTGACGTTGGCGCGTTAGCAGGGCTTTTCTTTACTGCTTGGCGGTTTTGACGGTGATGGTGGTGCCGAGCGCGGTGGTCTCCCAGCTCACGCCGTCGGCTTCGCTGTAGGCGAAGTCCTTGGTGGCGTCCTGCGAGGCGAGCAGGGATTGAGCCATGGTTTCGGTGTCGCCCTGGCTGGTCCACTTCCAGTCGCCGGCCTTGGTCGGGGCCTGATAGGTGCCCTTCCAGTAGAGGCTCTTGGTGTCGGTGCCGATCCAGTTGACCTCGATGGTGTCGCCGCTGATGGTGGCCTCCATGTATGAGCTCGGGTCGTTGGAGTTGGTCTGCTTCCATGTGCCGGTCAGATCGGCCGGCTGTGGTTGGGGCTCCTCCTTCTTGGTTTCCGTCTTTGACGTGCTGTCGGTTTTGGCGGGCACGTCGGATGCGGTGTTGCTTCCTCCGCAGGCGGTCAGTCCGGTGAGCAACAATGCCGCTATCAGCAGTGTGATTGTCTTTTTCATGGTTTTCTTCTTTCTTAGTGGATTATTTCGCTGAGGATTTGTCTGTAGTCTTCGATGACTTGGACAGTGACGTTGAGCTCGCTGGCCATTTGGTGGGGTTCGCCGTCATACATGCGTTCGGCTACGGCGTACGCGGCTGTGTTGATGAGCAGCATTGCGGTCTCGCGGCGACATCGGCGTTCGATCTTGCTGCCCGCGCACCCGTCCGAAGTGTCATCGCCGTGCCGCCAATGGACGAGCTCGTGCACCAGGGCACAGCGCTTTCTCACGTAGGTCATGCGCCGGTCGATGAGCACCGTGTTCGTGGCCAGGCAGTAAATTCCATCGAGCTTGCCGGGCAACAGGGCACTGGACACTTGCAGATCGGGTGCGACCTTGTACAACGCCATGCGCATCTGCCCGTAGTTCATACGCGGTGACACCGGAAGGAGGGGTTCTTTCCGCCATCCGTAGTTCATTCGTCCCCTCCTCCGGTTATTCCGGCAAGCAGTCTCGCACGGATTTCATCAGTGAGCGAGTAGAAGGCCGGGCGGGTGCCTTTGTGCGACACCGCCTCAGTCTCCTCCAGAGAGCCGAGGCCTTGCGTGATTTTCTTTCTTCCCAGTCCCAGTCCTTCGCCCAGCTGTCTGCGGGTCACCCTATGCGGGGATTCCCCGAACAATTCCTCCTGCACGAGCACCGCGATTATGTTGGCTTCGACGTCGTCCCACTGCCGTTCCTCTTTCAGGCTTTCGAGCCGGTTCACGGCGTGAAGAAGCATGTAGCCTTTCTCAGACAAGTCATCGATGAGTTTTTTCTGTGCGTCCGCGACGAATTTCATCATCCGGTATACGAATATGCTTCCGTCGCGCCGATTCAATGGATGTTGCGCGTCTTCGAAGGCCTTGTAGTAGCGGTCTTTGCCGTCGTAGATCACGGGGCTGAGGCTGATGGCGGTCGGCGCGCTCAGATGCTGTCTGAGCTGCAGCGCGAACAGGAATCGTCCCGTGCGCCCGTTGCCGTCGTAGAACGGGTGGATGTATTCGAACGCGAAATGGCACATCGCCGCGCGGATCAGCGGGGGCACGTCCCGGTTGCGGGAAAGAGCAATCCATTGCGTGAGCAGGACCTTGATTTCCGATTCAGGGGTGATGCCGGTGTGGATCCTTTTGCCGGTGGATGGGTTGTCGATGTAGACGGGTCCGTTGCGGAACAGTTCGCCGTCCGGCTTGTCCTTCTCGGCGAGTTCGCCTGACATGACTTTGTCGTAGATGGCTCGGATCTCGTTGAGTGTTTCGGGCATGGGTTCGGGCTGTTCGCCGCTGAGTGTGAGGAAGAGTTTCGCGAATTCGCTGAAGCGCTTGTGCGGCCCGTCGTTGAGCGCGGCTTCGAGGGCGTCGCTGATTTCCCTGCGTGTGGAGCGGACGCCTTCGATGTCGTTGGTGCTTTGCATTTCCGTGCCGATGAGGTCGTGCAGGTAGGCGCGGCGTGCGATTGGGGGCAGCGCGTTCCATAGTTCGGCGACTTTGTTTTCCTGGTCGCGTATGCTGTCGGTGATCGTGGCGAGTTCGCGGAAGTTGACGACGAAGAGTTCGCTGCCGCGTAGCGTGATGCCGGATCGGAACGTGCTCCATCCGTTGAGTCGTTGCCGGTATTCGCGTTCGGCTACGGTCTCCGGTGTTTCCGTGGACCGGCTCATGTGCACGGTTTGCCGGATGCTTTTGTAGTCCATCGTATTGTTCCAATCGCTTCATAAGAGCGTTTATATAAACGAAAACCATACTCCTAATGTTCCAAAACGCCGAAATGGAACATTAGAGGCGTGAAACATCACGCCGGATCGTCTCCATCACCGTCGAACTTATGCTCATCCTCAAGTGCGACGATGTCCACGTCTCCGCGATGCAGTTTTTCGAGTGTCATGCGCACGCGCTCATCATCATCAACAAAGCGCTCGCCAGCGGGTTTCTTTGTTGATGCGGTTTGTTGTTCGAGTTCTATGCGTCTTGCCTCGGTGATGATCTCGCGCAGGGTTTGCACCGGATCGGCACCGCAAGCGTCGCAAATGGCCAAATATTCCGACATCCTGACCGGGGCCTTGAGGCCTAGCCGTATATCGCGAATGCGGTTGTAGCTCACAATGTCCCCTATTTTGGAGGCCATTGTGCGGTCTGAATATCCGCTTTGCTTGATGAGCTGAGTCACTTTTCTGTATGCAGCTTGATCGAGAACGGACCACGAAAATTTTTTCATGAACTAATTCTATACGCGACACGCTATCACGTGCAAACAATGCTATCACGTGCTATCTTAAAACCGTCGTTAGATAGCACGTGATAGCAGAGGTGGTTGAGATGGCACAGATTGATTACAGGAAGATTCCGGTCAGGGAGCTGTATCTGTACATGAATCTCGTGATGGGGTTCTGCTCCGATATGCGTCGCCTGCTAAGCGAGATGAATCTGACCGCCGAGGCGATTGACAAGTATGAGATGACAACGGTCAACAACCTGATTGCCGAGGTCAACTACCGATCGCTTGCAGAGTCTGAGATACGGCGAGACCGAGGGCAGGGAGCTGGACGATGAAATCCGCAAGCATGTTCCCCAGATACTTGTCCTTGATTGTCTGCCACTTCGATTTCTCCTGTGTGGCCGATTCGGCCATGTACATGGAGCCGAACAGTCGTTGGAGCGAATCGTTGATGTCGAAGTCGATACCGGCCTCGAAGTTGTCGATGTTCCTGCGCACTTCGTCGACCAGTTTCATGATGTGCGCTTTCAACGCCGGTGGTAGGGAATCATCCGATTTGATGAGCTCGACGAGCTCGTTCAGGAAGGCAGTGAGGTTCTTCGCCCGGTCGTCGTTCAACTCGTATCGCATGGAGAACGAGCGATCTGCAATCGTCTGCAAGCTCAGAATCGACGCCGGAGACAATGTCTCATCATGTTTCGGATGCGTGCTGAAGTACCGGAGAGAACCATCACTATACGCATCCGCGAATGACTTCCAAAGACTTTCCCAGATAGCGGGAAGCTGCTGCTCCACGGTGTCCAATCGCCGCACACCAGACGCTTTGAGACCCGCGACAAGACGTTCCGTCCGCGCCATTGCGTCAAACGCCGAACAAGCTGAATCATCGAAGCCCTCGATTCGCGGTTCGACCTTGAAGAACTTCAACAGGTATTCCGCCGGATTCACCATGACCCCCAATCAGCTAAAGGAACTAGCACATGTCTAACCTACCAGCAGTTGAAGCCACGAAACGTGCCGTGCACGACACCCGCACCCGAGTGCTCCTATCCAAAACCAAAATGACCAGCATCGCCGAAGCCTGCGGCCGCAACCGCATGACCGTCGCCAAATGGTTAGACGGCGACGACATCAGCCTCGCCGCATACATCGCCGCACAACAACTCTCAGGCGGCGACCCAATCGAAACACTCGCCAACGCGCTCAACGCCGACAACACCGATCCCGCGCTCGCCGCCGAGAACATCATCCCGGCGCTCGCCGAAGGAGGTGCGAAATGAGTGGATATAAGGCAACCCCTGCGGTGCAAGCGCAGGGGTGTGGTCACGGCCCGTTCTCAGATCTGTTCGAAGCTGATGGGGCATCCGGGCGTCCAGTACGCAGTTACGTCGTTCCCGGAATCCGCGAGCTTGCCGCTGAAGACGACCCCTCCTTGCGTCCTGGTCGACGTGGTGAGCTTCTGGGAGATCGCCTGCGTTTCGGCGTCGTCGAACGGTCCGATCAGCTCGTCGTTAAAACGGATATTCCATTGCGCCATGTAATCACCTCCCTTCTTTGCGTGGGTGCCCTCATTGTCTCGCTCGAACTCGCCGGCAAGGAGGTGAAGTGATGGGAACCGTCAGCACCCGCATTGAAGAAGGGGACGGTTTCAAAGTCCTGAGATACGGGCTCGGAAGCATCGTTCTCATCATCGGCTATCCCCAGTCGGAAAGCGACCTGATCGACGCGCGAGATGCCATCGCCAAACAGTTCGATTACGAAATCAGCATGAACGGGCGACGGCACGGCGGACATCGTTCCGTCCGCGCCGCCGCCATGCCGGAGTCAGTCGTCGATCTCAACCAGCGACCACCACAGGGCGGCACGCGGATTGAGATAGATAAGAGACCCCTCGGGGACACCGAGAGCCCGACCTCGAACCGAAACCACGCCACCCGACGCGGCGGCGCTCTCCAATTCATCGAGAATCTTCGACGGATACTCTTCTCCCGCTAAATCGACAAACCGTCGCTTATCGGCGGTCGTCTCAAACACGAGTCGATACGTCATTATTCTTCACCTCCTCTCATTGCTGGTAGTTAGGCAATGTCCAGCTTAGGGGAGGTGGGCCAACGCATAAAAAGGAAGAAAACCAATGAGCGAGAAACTCACCATCGCGAACCCCGAGGACGGGAACCGTCCCCTCTCCTATCAGGCTCTCAGCCACGGCATCGACGAAATCCGTTTGGGTGACATGGGCATCACGGACGCGGTGTGGCGCGGGCCGCACAGCGAGCTCGTGGCGTTGGCCCGTCGAATCCTCGACGCGGAGGCCGGACGATGAACGCCCGGGATTACGGACAGCACGCGAGCGGCTACCGCAGGCCCGAGCTCGACGAATTGCCTCGCGGCTTCATGGTCCGGTTGATTCTCTGGGCCGTGGTTTTCGCCTTCTGCATCGGCTGGGTGATGTCGCACGCCGGTTGCGCGCATCCCATCGGCAATGGTTTGGCCTCCCTTGTGGGATTCGGTTGCGCGCCATTGCGGCTCCTGTGCCTTGTGCTGAGCGAGGCGGGAGTCGAATAACAGGCTTGCCGGGGTTCCTTTCTTTCCTTCCCCGGCAATCGACAAGGACAGTCGTTAACACCATCGCGCCGCGCTCGGAGCAGCGGGTGTGGCGCATGGGGCCGGCAGGTTCGCCCCCGCTGGAGATCACGGTGTCATGTACGTGGCAAACAGCGGGAAGCCGTTCGATTCGGCACGGTCCACCCCCCCATATCCACCGACATCGAAGGCCCCTCATACGGGCCGGAAAGGAGAACCATGGCCGACGAAACAGAACCCGCGATGTTCGACGCGTTGGAAAAGGCGCTGATGCCGTTGAACAGCGCACGCCAGCTGGCCGAGCTCAGCGGCATCGGCGAATCCACGCTGGCCGAATGGCGCGGAACGCACACGGGACCCGCCTACGTGAAATCCGGCCGCCGCGTCCTCTACCCGAAGGAGGCCGTGCTCGGCTTCATGCGCGCCAACCTGCGCGAATGCAAGGAGGCCAGCGCATGACCGGCCAGCCGAACGACTACGAGCATCGCGCCGAGGGCGAGTCCACGTTCGAATGGCCGTTGGATTCCGCGGGGATGCGCATGAGCGCGGGCGAACTATTGGACAGCCTGCTCGCCACCATCCAGCATCTCAACCGCACGGACGCATGGCCACTGACCATACTGCCGCCACGCTGGACGGACGTGATGGTCGACCGGGAACGCCGCCAGATCTCGGCGGTCTGCCTGTGGAAACGAAAACCAGTCAAAACCCATAAGGAGGGATAGATGTGCGAGAAACCCGAAACCGAAACCGAAACCGTGACGCCGCGGGTGGCCTTCGCCACCATATTGCAGTCGCTGGTGGCCGAGTCGCCGAACAAGCCCACGCTGCCCGTGATGCTGTCCATGCTTGACCAGGCGATGGATCATACCGGGCTGCGACTGGAGCTTGCCGCCGCGCCGGCGGACCATGAGGACGATGTGGCGAAAGCCAGCCGCCGCCTCTCGCGCAGGGCGTATGACATGACGAGCCTGCTGGCCGACGGCGCGGCCGGCGCCGGCGACTGGGAGCTGTTCGACCTGGCCGACGAGGCGCGTTCCGCCGCCGTTGCGCTGCTGCGCGCGTTGGATGGTGATGCGTGATGGCGGGAGAGACCGTTCTTACCATCGTCGGCAACCTGACCGCCGACCCCGAGCTGCGTACCACGGGCGGCGGGGCGACCGTGGCGAGCTTCACGATCGCTTCGACGCCGCGCAACTGGAACCGGCAGGCCAACCAGTTCGAGGAC